AAGATATCGACCAGATGAACAAGCAGATCCAGCAGTCCGCCGCCAGCGCCTTCACGGCGTTTGTGATGGGGTCCAAAAGCGCGAACGAGGCGGCGAAAGACTTGCTCAGCACGTTGGCCGAGATGTTCCTGAACAGGGCCTTCATGCAGATCGCCGAGCGGTTCATGCCGACCGTGTTCTCCGGGCTATCCCCGGTCAGGGCGGGCGGCGCAAGCGCGCACGGTAACATATTCGGAAACGGCAGCGTGATCCCCTTCGCGCGTGGCGGCGTGGTGAGCGGCCCGACCATGTTCCCGATGGCGGGAGGGCGCAACGGCCTCATGGGCGAAGCCGGGCCCGAAGCTATCATGCCGCTGAAGCGAACCGCCAGCGGCGATCTCGGTGTCCGTGTCGATGGTTCCCGTGGCGGCGGCACCGTCGTCAACGTCTATAATCAGGCGAGCGGCACGCAGGTCGAAGAGCGTCGGCGCACCGGGTCAAACGGAATCGATATTGTGGATGTCGTGATCCGCGAAGTTCGCCGGGATTTCGCCAGCGGTGGCTTCGACCAGGCAAACGGGCGGTACGGCAACTCCCCCAGCAGGACAAAAAGATGATCGCGTACTGGCCCCTTGATGATTACCTGCGCCCTTTGCAGTCGAGCATTGGCTCCCCGGTCTCGAACCGCTATGAATTTCAGCCTGACGCGGGAAACCCGATTGTTCGCCTCCGCACGACGGCGCGCCTTGAGCAGTGGTCGCTGGAGTTCAGCTTCCCGGACGCGGCCACAATGGGGCTTTTTGAGGCATGGGTCCGCGACGACCTGATTCAAGGCACCTTGCCGTATATATGGCGGCACCCGCGGTCGCAGGCCATCGCACGTTGGCAGATCACCGACACGCCCTATACAGAAACCAACGTGGGCGGCACGACCATTCGAGTCGCGTTCACCGCGCTGATGCTGCCGGGAAAATTCCCGTTGGCGCCGTATATCGCCCCTAACAGCGCGCGCGTTCCCGATTGGGTGGCGGACTACGCTGCGGACAAATACTGGATAGCAGGCGTTCCGGTTGCAGCCACGGCGCTGGCCAGTATCACGGGCACCTATCTGGTGCTGGAACAGCGCGCCGCCGCGCAACGGTTTATCGTCAAGACCTACGAGGAAGATGTGCCGCAGACCGCCCCAACAGGCGTGCTCTGGTTCTCGGGGTTCTTGCAATGAACCGCGACCTGACCCTCGCCGTTCGCGAGTCTCTGAACGCTGAAGCCAGCGGCGATGTAAACCTGACCTTTGCCGAAATCTCGCATCCTTTGTTGAACGAGCCGTTGCGCGTCGTGACGGATGTCCTGCCATACACATGGAACAGCGCGGAATGGTCGCCCGTGATGTTCGAGTTCGAGGCGGTGAATGACACTGACCGGCCGCCAGAGGCGCGCATCAGCTTGCCCGCGATTGATCGCACCATAGCGCAGGCGCTGATCGCCTTGCCGGAACGCGCGAGAATTTCAATATGGGTTCTGACGAGCAATGACTTCGATCTGACGCAGGAACCGCGCGTGACTGTGCGGACACCGGTTCCGATCATGCAGTTCCTGAACTTCGATCTTATGGACGTGAGCGGCAGCGCGCGCGAGGCAAGCGGGCGGTTGATGCTGCGAGACTACACTCAGGAGCCTTACCCCGGCGTGCGCGCCACGGAATCCAGAACGCCGGGGCTTTTCTCATGAGCCAGTGGTGGGCTAAATACGTCGGCACGCCCTACGCCGAGGCGCACTGCTGGGAACTGGTGCGGCGTGTCTACGCGGCAGAGCGCGGCGTTGATCTGCCGTCTTACGGTGAGATCGACGCGGCAAAGCTGGTCGATGTCGCGCGGGCAATGGCCGGGGCGCAAGCAGCGGAGATATGGACGCCAGTGAGACACGGCGAAGCGTTTGATGTGGCGCTATTGCGCGGGCGGGCGCAAGTGTGGCACGTTGGCGTAATGGTCGGACCGCGCCACATGCTGCACACCGAACGCGCGACGAACGCCGTGGTTGTGCCGTTGTCGCATCCCCTTATCACGGGGCGGGTGACAGGTTATCGGAGGTATGTCGGGTGAGCCTGCATTGCGTCTACCGCCCGCCCTTTGGTCAAGTCGCCCCACGCATCCAGAAACTGCCAGAGGGGCTGACGCTGGCGGAACTTGTACCGTTGATGACGTTGCCTTCCATCTTCGAGAAGCGCGGCACCATCTGCATTGGCGGCAACGAGGTTCCGCGCGGGGCTTGGCATCTCGTTCGCCCCAAGGCGGTCACGGGCGGCATTACCAATGCGGTGACATTTCACGCGCCGATATTGGGCGGCGGGGACGACGGCAAAAACCCGCTGGCGTTGCTGGCCGCTATTGGTCTGACGATACTGACCGGTTTTGTGGCGGGTGGCGGGGCGGCGGCCTTGTTCGGCACCAGATTTGCGGCGGGCACAATCGGCGCGAACCTTTTGGCGGGCGGGATTTCGCTTGTTGGCAGCCTCCTGCTGAACGCCCTGTCGCCACCGCCCACGCTGGGTCCGGGCGGGGCCGACGCGGATCAGAGCAAGCGCGTCGCCAGCGCACGCGGGAACATTCTGGACCCCAACGGCGTGGTGCCGCGTGTCATTGGTCAGCGCCGGGTTTTCCCGCCCCTCTTGGCCGAACCGCTGGTGACGTTTGATGGGGATGACGAGATCGTTGAGGCAGTCTACGGTCTGTCCGGGCCGCACGATCTTGCTTCAATCCAGATCGGAGCCGCGCCCATATCTGATATCGAGGGACTCGAACTTGAAACCCGCCCCGGTATGCCGGGGGACCGCCGCTTGTCGCTGGTCACGCGCTACGCGCGCACGGAGTCGGTAGGGCAGGAGGTTCGGGGGCATCGGGTCAGCCAGGACAACAGCGCGCTGCTGGACCCGGATATCGACGTGGCCTTGGCCGTGCCGCAACCGCAGCTTGTCGCCACGCGGCGCGCGCCTTCGCTGCACGAAATACAGATCGCCTTTGCGCAGGGTCTTGGTCGTCCTTCTTCGGTTGACGATCTGGTGCGCGTGCCGATCCGTCTGCGCATTCGACTGCGGGGGGCAACGACGTGGCGCCATCTGCCGGAAATTCATTATCAGGGGGCAGATTTTCGAGCGCTTCGGGCGACTATTCGGTTGGTCTGGCGCGCGCCCGGCAATGAAGCCCCTACAGCGGCAACGGCCAAGGGTTTTGTGGCGGCGTTCTCGACCACAGCGGCGCAAACCACAGCACCGGCCTCGCCCGCGTGGGTAGCGGACAGCTATTTTCATGCGGGCTCTGGCGATGTCTACGTCGGTCAAAACAATCTTGGCAGCACGGGTATCCGGCGGGTGAATCTGTTTCGCGCGGTTGCAGAGTTTATCCTTGACCCCACAGAGTTCGCGCCGGGTCGGTATGAGGTCGAGATCACGCGCGGCCACACGATCCGCACGGCGGCGTTTGCCGATTCGACGTATTTATACAATGGGGAGGCGCGCGACTTTTTCAGCTATTTCGGCACGCCTGGGCAGATCGCTTTCGGGCGCGATGATCTGTCCGACACGCTCACGTTCCTGCGGTCGGTGTCGATATACAACCAAAGCCCGGTCACGACTGACGACTTTGCCCTCATCGCAATTCGGGCGCGCAACCAGAATATCGAGCGGCTATCCGTCAACGCAGCGGGACTTGTGCCCGATTGGGACGGTACGGGCTGGACAGGGCTCAACATCACGAGCAACCCCGCACCGCATTACCGCGACGCGCTGGTCGGGGCGCAAAATGCCGACCCTTTGCCTTTGGGCAATTTGGACAATGACGGGCTTGTCGCGTGGCGCGCCGCCTGCACCAGCGCCGGATTTACCTGCAAGGCGCTGTTCACCGACACGAGCGTGGGCGACGTTTTGGGTGTCATCGCGGCATGTGGGTATGCCCGGCCTTACCAAGCGGATATATGGGGCGTTGTTCGGGATTATGACCGGTCGGCAGAAAGCCCGGTGCAACTTTTCACGCCACGAAACAGCGCCGGTTTCAAGTGGACCAAGGCTTTCAAGAGTCTGCCCGATGGGTTGCGGGTGACGTTTGACGACGAGGCGACCGACTTTGAGGCCCGGCAGATCAGCGTTTTCCGCCGTGGCATCACACGCGACAGCGGCCTGATGGAACAGGTCCGGTACGAGGGCGTGACGACCGAGGCAGCGGCAATCGCGCGGGCGGAATACGATCTGGCGCAGTTGGAGAAGCGCGCCACATTCTTTTCGTTTGATGTTTCCCCCGATGCTTTGGCGTGCCGTCGCGGGTCGCTGGTGGCGGTGGTACATGATGCGGTCGAGCGCAATGTCGGCTTCGGTCGGGTCGTGGGCGGTGGCACAACAGGGGTTATCCTGGACGCCGCCATTCCGTTCTCCAACGAACCACTCTGGGATGCGGTGACAGACTTTGATGCGGTTGCCGCCGTCGATCTTTTGGGCGAGCGCACAGAGGCGCAGATACGGTATCCAGAGGGCGATGTGGTGACAGTCGATCTGACGAACGCAACGGGGGCGGGCGATGACTTGGCTTTTGCCTCGACGCTGGACTATGTGCCCGAGGGATCGCTAGTGGCGACTCGCGTCATTGTGCCAGAGTACCGGCGTATGATAGTGTTCAACATGACATTCAAGCGCGACTTTGAGGCCAGCCTGACGTTGGTAGATGAAGCGCCGGAGATATTCGCAGCATGACAATTCGCAACCCGATACCGAACGGCACGGGCCTGTCGATCCGAACTGCCCTGAACCTGCGCACCAAAGCGCTGTTCAACGCGGCGCAACTGCCGCTCACGTCGATCGGGGGGACGGCCAATGCGGTGACGGCGACGCTGGCCCCCGTGCTGGACGGTGACGGCCTTCTGGACGGCATGACGTTTACGCTGACATGGGGGGCGGCGAACACTGGCGGGGTGACGTTGGCGATCAACGGCGGGTCGCCTGTGCCGGTTCTTGGACCGGACGGGATTGCCTTGCCTGCGGGGTCAGTTGGCGATGGGCTGCGGTCGCAGATTACCTACATCGGCGGCGATTTCGTGATGCTGTCGCCCACTTTGCTTTTGGGCGGCGCGGGCGGCTCCAGGTATTCGTTCACGTTCACCACGTCCGGGACATGGACAAAGCCCGCCGCGTTGCCGGATGACACACCGGTCACAATCCAAATATGGGCAGGCGGTGGCGGTGGGCACGCTACGACCGTTGGCGGCGGCGGTGGCGGCGGTTTCGCGACACGCATTGTCCGCGCCAGCGATCTCGGCGCTACTGTCTCCGTAACGGTCGGCGCAGGCGGCGTTGCGGGCGCGGCAGGCGGCAATAGCTCTTTTGGCGCGTTCCTGACAGCTTACGGCGGCGCGGCGGGGCTGAATACATCTGGCGGCGGTGGGGGCGGCGAAATCGCGGCCGGTTCTGGTTTGGCCGGCGGGGCAATAGGTGGGGGGTCTGGCGGTGCGCCAGAGAATGTTGGCATTCCTGCGGCGACACTGTTTGGCGGTGGCGGTGGCTCTGGCGGCGCTTCTGCGGCGGGGGGCGCAGCAGTCTACGGCGGCGGCGGGGGCGGGTCCACAGGCGGCGTGAGCGCCTACGGCGGTAACGGTGGCGCCGCCGCTGCGGGCGCAGGTACTGCCCCATCGGGCGGGGGTGCGATCGGGAGTTCTGGCGCGCGCGGCGAATGCAGGGTGTGGATATGAGAATCGCGCAAGTCGAAAACGGCGTTGTCGTGAATGTGATAGATGTCAACCCGAACCAATGGCCCGGATTCGCAACCGGCTGGCCGCAGGCAGGCGACGCCGGCCCCGGATGGGTCGTTGATGGCGACGAGTTCGAGCCGCCTGCGGCGCTGACGCCCACGGCGGACATGGTGCGCGAGGAGCGTCAGCGCCGTGTGATGCTGGGTTTAAGCCATCGCAGCAAATTGTGGCAGATCGACCTTGAGAGCCGTAACCTGATTGGTGGGGCCGTTCAAGGGGCCAGTCTGTTCCTCGCAGGCGGCGGCGCCGGAACTGACCTGAGATGGAGAAGCGCGGACACCGATGCGACATGGACGGCGTTCGACAACTCGACGCTGACGTTCACGCCGAACGAAATGATCGCATTCGGGTTGGCGGTGCTGGCCCATATCGGCGCGCTGCATGACGCCGCCAGAGTGATTCAGGCGCTTGATCCCATTCCGGCAGACTACAACGCAAACGGACGGTGGCCCTGATGCAGCGTGTGGAAATGATCGGATCGGCGCTGTCGCAGCTTATCAACGTGGCGACAGCCCGCGACCTGAAAGAGACCGGGCCAAACGAGAGCGTGTCCGCGCGGGTCCATCGTCAGCACCGAAAGGCCGAACGGGCTATTGACGCCATATTTTTCTGGCAGCGCGACCCCGGCCATTGCGAACGGGCGTTTCGGTCCGACGTGGCCGACGCCGTGGCGCTATTGGCCGAGGTGGAAATGCGGGGTGTGGATATGACGGCAAAACGTGCTAAGGTGCGACCAACAGCGGGGGCAGCAACATGACGGCCAGAACGGTCACAGGCAACATCCTGCAAATAACGGGCGCTGTGTCGCCGAACGCCTTTTTTACCGTGACGCCGGTTGATGCGTTCCGCTCGACCGATATTGACAGCCTGATGATTGGCGAGTCCCTTCAGGTGACCAGTGATTCGTCCGGTGACTTTTCTTTCGCCATCGAGGAAGGTGAGTATCTTATCACCGCCCGCACGGTGAGCGGCATCAAGACAAGATCAATGACTGTCGATAGCGTGGGCCCATGGACTATCGGGCGTCTTATTGGTGTTTCCGGTCCGGTCTCGGCGACCTTGGCGCAACAGGTTATCGCCAGACATATCGAAAACTATGCTTCGTCCGCAGCAGCGGCGCAGGCCGGGTTTGCTGACGCCCTCGAAGCGGCCATCGCCGCCGGGCGCAGGCATGTCATCTTCTCGCAACCTGGCGTTTACCTCGCGGATCGCAGGGTGGTGCTGCCGTCCAATTTCACGGTGTTCGTGATGCCCGGTACAACGCTTAGAGCCGCTGCCGGTGTCCCCCAGATGTTCTACATGCCACCGGGCACTGCGGCCACCTGGGCTGACGGCGGCGGGCGTGTTGAGGGCAACGGGGAGGCATTTGATTTTCTGGTGATCTCAGGGGGTATTCCCAAGAACGATCCCGAATTTGATTTTGACAGCACGGGGCTTTCACCGACGACACAGAGCACTACGACGATTAATATCACGGGTCTCACCAGCGGGTGGATCATGGCGGGAGACCGCCTCGCCTATCGGGACGACGGCGTTGAATATGCTCGCGTAGTGATGAGCACCGTGGAGATCGTCGGTGGCGCGGCGACCGTAACAGTCAACGCCGCTCCCAGCCCGGCGATTGGCGCGGGCCGGTCAATCTTTATCAATCAAGTACACAACCGGCCCTATATGTCGCCCGCTCTTATCGACGCGACGACGGTCACGCTGACCGCAGCGCAGGTCAACAACAACGCTGGCGGCTGGATGCGCGCGGGCGATGAAATTTGCCTGCATGGTGACAACAACAACTTCGATGACATCGAGTGGGATGAAATCTACACGGTCACTGCCGATGCGCAGTGGACAGGAGCCTACCCAAACTGGACGGTGACGGTCAATTTGAACAAGGGTTTGCACCGCGCCGTGGTGCATCCCAACAGAACAACCTCCATTCAGGGCCACAGAAACAACAGGCTCGGCGCGCTGATCCTTGCCATCGGCACGCAGGACTGCGGGGTCCGCAATTTGACAACGGCGGCCACCCAGCTTCACGCGGTGGCGGCGAATGCTACCATGTACGATCCAATATACGGTCTTCGGCCGGAACTGAATCCGAACCGCAATTTCAAGTTTCTGGACATGCACGACGTGAGCGGCGCACGCGGGACCGCTTATGTAGCGGGATGGGCAAAAAGTATCACAGCGGCCAACTGTTCGGGGCGCGACGGCCCCCAGCGCACGCTTATCGCTCTTGAACGGTGCGACACCGCACAGATCGAGAACGCCAGTGCTGTCGGGATGCAGAGGTGCGTCGGTCTGCAAGGCAGCATGACGAAATACCGGGTGACGGCGCAGGCTGAATCGTGTGCCGTCGCGCTCGACATCCGCGCGCGAACCGACAATGGCCACATCACGGCGGTTGTGACTCTGGGCACAGCCAGCCTTTACGGCGCGCGTTTTCAGGCGCCCGCAGGCGTGACTGCCGATCTGACAATTAACGGCCCCGGAAATCCAATAGGCACCCGGGCTGGTTCGCATGTGCTTGTTGAGCCGGTATCTGAAACCGCAGGGCCGGAGAACTTTTCTTTGAAACTGGTATCCGATGGTGCCGCGCGGCATGGGCTGCTGGTCGAGGGCGTAGCCGGAAGCAGCGTCACGATCCTGCCGGGGTCTTCCATCAGAAATGCCGGGCGGCAAAGCGCGCTTTTTCAAGGCGTACCAAACCTGCAAGTGCTGGGTTTGCGCAGCGTGGATGCAGCGCGGCTGGTGTCCAGTGCCGGTATCGAGATACACAACTGCCCCGACGCCACCATGCGCGACTCGTCCAGCGTGGGCGCGGCTCAGCCCGAGGGCGTCAAGCTGACGGGCACGACGACGTTCAGAGAATATACCAACGTCAGCCCGGTACAGGGCACAGCGCAGGCGCTGAACATTGCCAGCCCTGCGGTGCTGTTGCCTGCGGGGGAGGTGCCGTTCTCACATTTTGGGCCCACGGGAAATGGTACGGCCAACGATCAGCGCGCCTTGCGCGACGCGGCTCAGAGCGGTTTGGAAGTGACTTTTGGTCCGGGGTATTATCGCGCGGTGGGCAGCGTTAACCTTGTGAACGGAACCAAGTGGCGGGGGTGCCGTTGGTTTATCCCTGACCAGAACATCCTGAGCCGAAACAACATCAGCGGCGCGGTTCTCATATGCGATTTCAACCGGACAACGAGCGAGCGTTTTGTCGATCTGGAGAAGGGCTCGTCTATCGAGAACATGGTTCTTTATGCGCCGCAGCAACCGACGACCCGGCCGACAGACTGGACGCCCTTCGATACGCCTTGGGCAATCGGCGGTGGCACGTTTGCAGAAGATGCCTCCTCGGTGCGCGACAGTTATTTGCGGATCGAACGCAATCTTATCCTGGAGTTCAACCGGGGCATCACGCTGCAAAAGGGCGGGGAACGCGGCGTGATCGAAGGCAACCAAGGCAATGCGTTCACGAGGTGGATGGAGTGCGATGGCATCTATGACTCGCTGACGCTGCGAGGAAACCAGAGATGGATTCACGGCGGCGGCACGGGGTCAATCCAAACGAACGAAAAAGTATGGACGCTGAATAACTTGACGGCCTATGGTTTTGGCCGGGTTGACAACTTGTTGGGCGAAGGGAACTCCGCAAGTTTTTGTAAAGTTGCGCTGGACTTCTTCCCATCGGGAGCGCCCGGCGCTTTGGCGGATGAGGCATCCACCAATTTCCAGTGGAACGCCCCCTCCGGCGACGGCAATAACTGCGCTCTGCGAGTGGCTGGAACATACGCTACGGGTGCATTGGTGGACGGCGTGATCAACGGCGGAACGCTTCTGCACAAAAACGAGGACGCTACACACATGGACCCGGTGATGCCGAATATCGCCATCGAGAGCCCGTTTCGGCAAATCACGATATCCCAGGCCAGCGTGGCATCGACGGGCGGCGCTCGGCTTGGTTCCATCGCCGTGGTCGCTGCCGCCCAAGGCGATCTCAACTTTCTGGGGTGCAACTTCACGGGTTGGGACAGCGCAGACACAGATACCCCTGCCTTCGTGCAAACCGGCACGGCCAGCCGCATAAATGTCGAACACGCAACATACAAAGCGGCCGGCGGCGCGGAAGTGTCCGTGGACAAGACGGTTTCATCTGGACGAGTTGATTATGTGACCCGGCCCAGGA